TCACCTTGAATCATAATAATATTATTTAAAAACCTACATCTTTCATATCTGTCTGCACGAGATTGTTTATAAAAAATTGTATTATCTGCGTTTGTTTGAAATACTGAATCTGCAACTGCAATAACATTATCATCTTCTGGATCATCTAGTGGAGATGTATATGTTTCAATTTCTGAAACAGATGCTGCTGAGTGGTATTGCCAGTTTTCACCTTGTGTAAAAGAAAAGACTGTCTTGCTATCAAATGACCCAGCAGATGGATTAGATCCAGCAGAGTATATTCCAACCTCTGTTATTTCATATCTTTCTTCTGTTGGTAGTTCTGCTGTTAATACTATTTTTGATATTCCGCCTTCATTTACAAAACCTCTAGAAGATATTGGAACTCTAAACATTTCAAGATCAAGATTTTCTTTTGCTGTGTAATCTCCAAAAGGATCTGCGGTAGCAAGAGGTTTGGCTCCGCACCCAACAGCAATAAATGAAGCATATGCTGGTGCTTGACCTAATAGGTATTTACCTATAATATTTTTACCTGTGTTTGTTATCATTATAATACCGCCTGATATATTGTACCATCTAGGGTGATCTCTACGTCTACTTGTTCGCTACTTGGCATATTTACCAACTCAATTATAAGATCGCCTGTAGACTCTTCAAGATATACATATTCCCCATTTGGCCCACTGCCTGTTGTTGGAATTCTTTCATCAAGTTTTATAGAAAAATTGGCAAAATATTTATCTGATGTCTGTTGAAGACTTAAAATGTTATTTGGGTTATATTGTTGCTGTAAAGAAGATAGATTTTTTATTGGCTGGTATGAAATGGTTTGACCATTTACAATGTCGTTTCTAGCAATATTTATTAATTCTTGTCCACCAATGTCTTCAAATATTAAATCAGACATAATGTCTATAGGCATTGTTTCATCATCAAATAACACAGTATCTATTGATGCTGTTTTTACTGGAACAACTGCAGTAGAAGTTGTTGTTTTAATTTCATTAATTAATGATGTTGTCATAGGCACAGCATCAATTCCTGTCTCACTACCACGTCTATCTAACTCTACTAATCCATTAGCATTTTTATATTCAAACTCTTTTTGATTTAAAATTGAAAGCATTGCTTGTGAATTAATTGTTCCGTTTGGAAGCGTTACAGATTTTCTTTCATTTGCAGTTAATTGTTGGTATGCTGGAACATCATTAAAGTATCCTTGAGAGTTTACTCCACCACGAGATAAAACTTGTTCCCATCCAACAACTGCTGCTGCCTCTGCTTCTTTTGCAGCATTTCTTGCATTGCTAATAATGTTTCCTGCTGTTTCTTGTGCACGTCTTTGTCCACCATCATCATATGCGCCCATACTACACCTCACTCAAATAAATACTCATTGATGGACCTGTAAATTTTCTTGCATACTCTATATTATACACAACAAACCTTGAGTCATCTGGTGTAACCAAATCCAAGCCATCTGAATTCTTATAGTTTACAGTTACAATGTCACCTAGTTGTAGAGTTGGAATAGAAAATGCATTAATACCTATATCTTTTCTTGGAACCATAGTCTTATTAACAATCCAACCCATTAAAGATTCAGCGTCATCCTGTGTTTGTATGTATGGAGTTTCAATACTAAACTCGTTTTTTCCATATGTAAGCCTACTTAATCTAATCTCGTCATACCTTGCTTTTTCAACAAGTGGTGATAGTGTAAGCGTACTACCCAATAACTCTGGATCTGATAAATTTCCACGTTTTTTAAAGTAATCATCTACCGTTAGTTCGTGTGTTGTATCTTGCGTAAAGGTAATTCCTTGAATTCGTAAATAGTTTCCAGTAGTTTCGTCTAAGTTTATTGCGCTATCTGTTGAGTTAAATATTAAGAACTCTGCTCCATATGAATCAGCATAGAACCCAGATGTGGTATAGCCTTTTATTCTGTTAAATGTTGGTGAAAGTTGTGCGTATAACGCTGGGTATGCACGATCATACTTAATATTAAAGTAAGCGCATTCACGCATGATGGTTCCAAATTCCTCAAAATACATATTATATTTTGGTGGTTGCTGAGAACTAATACCTGAAAGATATGTTGACTGTATAATTCCACTCATTGCATATTTTCTAAATGAATCACTAGCATTAATCTGTTTTTCTCCAAATGCAGACGCTAAAGTTTCTCCAACAGTAAACACTGTATTTTGAGAATAGTTTTCAGAAAGTGCATATACATTTTCAAACATACATCTTGATGATCCACGAGTAAACAAGGCCATATTATTATAAATTGGCAAAGGATCTTTGTCATCAACTATCTGAATTAATTTATTATTAATGTATAAATAAAACCTTCTAATCTTTCCAATGTCTTGATACTCTATTGAAAGGTCATAGACTGTTGGATTTTCTTCTCCAGCCATTCTGTATTGACCAGTAAATCTTCCATCGTCAACAATAATCTTTGATAGACCTCCCCAAAGTTTTACGGGTATTGCATTTGTATTTGATGAATCTTTTTTAATTTTATAAAAAACAATATTATTAATTGATATTTCTGATTGACCTTGATTATTTGTTTTAAGATAAGATTCAATATTATCTTCTGTTAGGGCAACAATTTCAAAGTAATATCCATTATTAGTTTCTGGATTAAGAAGAACTGCTAGTCCTCCAGAACCTCCACCAATGCTTATGTTTTGATTTGGCTCAGTACCGCTAACCTGAAAGTATGGTGTACTTCCTATTGGTGTTTGAGTACGTGTTTCGTTGTTTTCAATCTTACCAACGATACGCATTCTTGTTCCAAAGTTTTTATAAGAACTATCTAATTCTTTGTATACATAAGAAACTAAATTAATTGGTATTTGTGTTGGGCCAAAAGATGGTCCATTCATTACTAATGCAGATGATTGTATTGTTCCAGACTGAGTTGACTTTAAATTATTTACTTGTGTTTCAGTTAAATAGTTTGTAGCCATAAAGTTTTTTATAACACCATTTCTAGTTGTTTGAGTTGCCAAAGCGTTGTTTACTCCTGCCGCCCCAGTTGTAGTATTTGGCAATGTAACCTCAGAGTCTAGAGTTGTAGTAAATAGATATTGCGACTGCATATCACATCCACGAACGTATGTATTGTTTGACCAATAATTATCTATTCCCGCAGTATGTGTTGCTATGGGTGTTCCAAATTGAGCACGTCCGTGTTCTAAAACATCTCCATTTTGCAATCTAGTTATTCCATCAACAGTTTCATAAAATGGAACAGAATAAATTCTTATTAATCCTGTTGGATATATTTTTCCATTAAATGGCAATGATTGAAAATAATTTTGATATTCTTGATTGCTACTAATCCATACATTTCCTACACCAGTTATATTAAACTCTGCTGCATCATATTTTATTATTTCCCCATTTGAATAAAAATATCCTTGATACCTTGTTAGCCAATAAGCATTTTCTCCAAGATCAATAATGTTATTTGTAACAATATGATTAACAACTGATGGAGCAGAATTATTTAAATCTGAGTTAATTGGCATTGCGCCCAAAACATATTTTCCTTGTTTTGATGCAACTTCATTTATTGTTTTTGTTGACTCAGTGCCAGAAACTTCCCATAACAAAGATGGCTTATATATCCATGTTTTATCTCTATCAATCATGCTTGATTGACGAATGTTTCCATAAGACCTTTGAATGTATCTTGTTGTATAGTTTATTTTTCCATCATTATATATTTTTTTATCCTGAGATGCTATTGAAATAATGTTTGGAAGATTTCCAGATGTTGCATTTTCTATTACACCTGAATCTGTTTGGTTTGTTGATCCATTTAATACAAAGTCTGTTGCTCTATTTTCTTCTGTTGGCATTAAATAGTCTTTGCTCATTACAACAAAGTTATTATATTCGTCAAAAAACATTGCTGTTTGTGTTGAAACTGCAAGTTGATTTAATACCTCTGCTACGTTTTGATCTGGAGCAATAAAAAAATATGGAATAATTGGATCTTTATCTCCAGTTATTCTTAAAAATGTATAATTGCTAAAACCAATATAATCAAGTAAAAGTGTAATTGCATAACTTAATGATGCTTCTGTAACCAGCATTCTTGGTGCAGGCATTGATTCTAAAAAGAAATAAAAATCTCTTAACTCTAAACTTACCGTTCCGCCAGTAATGTCTGCTTGTGGAAAACCTTCTGAGTATAAAGTTTTAACTGGTATGTAATAGTCAAATCCGTCAACATTAAGAATTACTTCATAAAAGTTAAACTTAATATTTTTCTTTATATAGTTAGAGATTATGCTGTTTGTATTGTTATCGTTAAATGCCTGATCGTCATCAAAAATAGATAATTGTCCAGTTGATGCTAAAAGTTGTCCAACAGGTAAAGACGTGTTTCCAAGATCTGATAAAACCTTGCGAACAGTATATTCAACAGCCTTATCTGAGATATCAACCACAAGCCTTGGAGACATTTCAATTAAGTCAAATGTAGAGTCAAACTTGTTCATTGTTTCTACTACTACTCTAATTCCACGTAGGTAAGAAAATTCTCTGTATACCGTTTTTCCAGTAACCGCATTATCAAAGAAAATAGGGGATGTTAAATCTGTTACAAAACTTGTTTGATTAGTAATTGTTTCAGAGCCTAATTTCCAATTATATTCTGGAGTAAATGTTTCATACTCGTCAGTTGTTGAATTCCAAATATGGAACTGTCCCTGCTCACCGTCATTTTCAATAACAAGATAGGCATAACCATTAATTGATTCTGTAGGAAGCAATGACTCTGAAGACAATGTTTCGGCAAAAACAAAAACATCTTTATATATTTCAGGAATAATTAATCCATATTGAAGTTCAACATATCCATCTGAACCGATAACCTGAGACCCGTCTTCTCTTAAATCATTTTCTGTAAAAACATAAGCATCTGTCCAATTATTATCTTCTAAGTATTGAATTCTCCATCTTGCTGGAGTTGTTTTGTTTGCGTTTCCAAATAATGGATCTGCTATTGATCCAGTAGGTGTAGTAAAAGGTCCTTGGTCAACATCTCCAACATTTGTTTGCATTTTTATAATAAGTCTATTTGCTGGAACGTTATCTTTATATACAACAAATGGAACTGCATCATTAATATAGTAAACACCATTAGAAACAATATTTGATATGCCATACTCAATACCATCTTCAGTTCTATATGATGTCCAATATTTAAATTCATCATCTCTTGATGGCATATAGTATCTTGGTCTTTGTGCTAATTGAGCACCTGAGTTTGCAAGATAT